TGATTGTGCCCAACAAGAGTCTTGTGACACAGACCGAAGCAGACTATATCAACATGCAACAAGATGTTGGTGTGTACTTTGGCGATCGTAAAGAATACGGACGTCAACACACCATATGCACATGGCAGAGCCTAAACAACCTGCTGAAGAACACCAAAGCAGGTATAGGTGACTGTACCATAGGTGAGTTCCTGGAAGACGTGGTATGCGTGATTGTGGACGAAGTACACATGGCCAAGGCAGATGCACTGAAAACACTGCTAACAGGCGTGATGTCCACAGTGCCAATTCGCTGGGGATTGACTGGAACTGTGCCCAAAGAAAAGTTTGAAAGCCAAGCATTGCTGGTCAGCCTTGGTCCTGTTATTGGTAAACTCAGTGCCAGCGAACTGCAACAACAAGGTGTACTGGCCAACTGTCATGTGAACATTGTGCAACTGATTGATCATGTGGAATACAAAGACTATCAAAGCGAACTCAAATATCTGCTTGAAGAATCCGGGCGCTTGGACACCATGGCTGACTTGATAACCCGAGTAAACGAAACAGGCAACACACTAGTGCTAGTGGACCGTACTGAATGTGGCAGACAACTGGTGGAGCGACTGGGTGAGCGGGCAGTGTTTGTGTCAGGTGCAACCAAAACTAAGAACAGGCAAGCAGAATATGATCAAGTGGCTGATGCAACTGATAAAATTATTGTGGCGACTTATGGTGTGGCCGCTGTGGGCATTAATATTCCTAGGATTTTTAACTTGGTTCTTGTGGAACCCGGAAAGAGCTTTGTCCGCGTTATACAATCTATTGGGCGAGGTATTAGGAAAGCGGAAGACAAAGACCATGTTCAAATCTGGGACTTGACCAGCACATGTAAATTTGCCAAGCGTCATTTGACCAAGCGCAAACAGTTCTACAAAGAAGCCAACTATCCGTTCACACAAGAAAAACTAGACTGGATGAAAATAGGTTGACATTTGTCGCACAAACCTGTATTATAACAACATGCGAATCCTAACATTAGACAATATTCATTACGACCTAGATCATTTGCCTGAAGAAGTAGATGACATGAGGTTTGCAATACTGGACAATTCAAATCCACAAGAGCCAGACTATCATTTTATTCCCTTGATCTTTTTAGAAAGTTTCAATGCGCCTGCACTTGTGTTACGCATAGGAACCAACACCATAAAAATGCCCATGGACTGGCAGATACTCATAGGTGAACCTGAAGTGGGCGACTTGGAAGTACTACCCCTTACATCAATTAACGATCGTGGCTTTAAAGTATTTCAATTCAACCCACTCACAAGTTTCCGTCCAAGTTTTCCGGACATTGAAATCCTAGATGTGTATCATGAAGTATCGTGGTATGCACCCAAACTCAAGAACGGACAGTTACTGGCTGTGCCACTCAATAACGATCCAGATCCAGACTGCGTGTACTTTGTAAAAGACATCAGTCGCAACTGTGAAATAGTAGACTACAACAAGAGTTGGTAACATGCCCTATACTGAACCACAACTGTTTGAAAACTTGACCCGCATGGTAAAAATTTACCTGGAAAGTTATCCAGAAGATCAGGAAGGCCTGGAACGCTTCCTGCGCTGGGCACATGCACAATATGGTTACAAGTATGGGAACTCTTAAACCTGGTGCCACATACATCTACGAGCGTGTGGATAATGCAGTGTATGCTAGAGAAACAGGCGCTGATCCCAACACACGTGAATTGATTGGATATGGATATGATCCGGTGTCAGGGCATCATGTCGATTATGACAAACGCACCAGTGATGGTAGGCCCTTGTTTGATCACATGCAGGAAGATAAAATGTGGGCTGACATACGGCGACTGGCCAAAACCAATCCCGCTTTACAAGATGCCCTGGAACGTGTTATAATGATATACCGACTAATCAAAGTGGACAAGTGAGCGATAAACTAAACATTGTGAATGAAATGCGACAACTGGATCGCAAAAACAGAAACTTTTACAACGAACTCACAGACGAGGAACGCAAGAAGTTTTCTAACTATCTCATGATTCGTTGGGCAAGTTGTGTGGAAGGCTCACAGGACTTGCAAGAGTTTTATTTGATCTCCACCAACGAGCGGTTGAACAAACACTTTTTCAACATCAGTCGGCATCCAGAATTACAATGGCTGTGTGCTACAACAGTAAGTCCAAACATGGGCACACCCAGACACAACTGGATCTCTCCCAAGAAGAAAGAAACTGGCGCTGGTGCAAGTGCTATCAAAAAACAACTGTCAGAGTTATTTCCCATGTACAAACAAGATGAAATAGCCATGCTGGCCTCAATGACCACCAAGAAAGAACTTGATCAACACATCCGAGACCATGGCCGAGACACCAAGTGAACTAACCTGCGGCTACTGCAAGAAAACATTTCGTCGTGCGGAAAGTCTTGTGGTGCACCTGTGCGAGCCCAAGCGGCGACGTCAAGAACGCAGTGAACGCGGTGTTGAACTGGGCTTTCAATCCTACTTGAGATTCTATGAAATCGCGCAAGGCAGTGCAAAACTAAAAACATTTGATGACTTTGCGGACAGCCCTTACTACCGAGCATTTGTAAAGTTTGGCAGATACTGTGTGGGCACAAAGGCAATTAATCCCAGACAGTTTACAGAGTGGTTGTTGAAACACAACAAAAAGATCGACAACTGGGGCAGTGACAAAATCTACACTGAATACTTGCTAGGCTATTTGAAAGTGGAAGCAGTGGCAGATGCACTTGCTCGAGCAGTAGAGTTTGGCATAGACTGGAGTGAGAAACATTCGGCACCGCCCAATGATTGTTTGCGCTACGGCAGCAGTCATGCCATGTGCCATGCTGTCACAACAGGACGCATTAGCCCTTGGGTAATATACAACTCAGAATCAGGACAAAAGTTTTTAGGTGAACTCACAGCCGACCAAGTGGCCATGATATGGCCCTACATAGATAGTGACGTGTGGCAGAAAAAGTTTTCAGACTATGCCGCAGACGCTGAATACGCAAAACTAATATTGAAACAAGCAGGATGGTAACATGATAGGAAACATTGGTCAAACTGGAAAATACATTGCAGTCACCGGCGGCGCTGGTAGTAACTATATCAACAACAGTAATTATATGAGTGTTGGACAATTACAATACAACACCAGTAATCAACGACTGGAACTGTACAACGGCACCAGTTGGCAACCACTTAATCTAGGTCAATATTATGTTGGGTTGAATCCAGACGCTGAACAAATCTTAGACTGGGCACGTGAAAAAATGCAGGAAGAAAAGGAAGCCCGGCGCATGTCAGAACAGTATCCTGCTGTGGCTGATGCATTAGGCGCTGTTCGTGAGTCTGAACAGCAATTGAAAACCATTGTGGCATTGTGTAGAGTATGAGTGCAGACATTGATATTGACGTTCCAGATCGATCTAAAATCCTAGAATTGATCCGACACACACCTGCTAGGCAAGTGGTAGATGGCAAACCGCGTAAACATAACTCTGGTATCTACATCACAGACATTCCGCAAGATCCTGAGCATGGGTGTGCTGCCATTGATTACGAAACAGCAGAACAGCGTGGTTACTTCAAAATTGACTTGTTGAACATGAGTGTGTATCAGTTGTTACAAGATCCTGCACACTATGACGCTATGTTATCAGCCGCACCTCTATGGTCAAGACTATGGACAGACAAGCCCTGGGCCAGTCAGTTGGTACACGTGGGCAACTATGTAGATTTGTTGGCAGCAATGCAGCCTGACAGCATACCCAGGATGGCTGCTTTCATCTCAATTATCAGACCAGGCAAAGCACACTTGCAACGACGGCCATGGGATGAAGTGTTTGCGTCAGTGTGGGATGGGGATGAATCGCGTGGATACACGTTCAAAAAGAGTCATGCGATTTCCTATGCAGCCTTGGTGGCACTACATATGAATTTGTTGAACTAATTATTCTATTCTTCTCACCAAAGTGATGCTTTTTCGCTTGCTCTTTTTGCGAGCAATGTCTACCAGGCTGCACACAGGGCCGTGTAAGATTTCAAGATCTTTGTTGCTAAATGTGCGCAGGGTAAAACGGAACTTTTCCCAGTCCCCACGCAGGAATATATTGATGGGTATGCTGCGATTGCTTTCCCACCACCAAGTGTTGGCCAATTCCAGGAATTCCAGCTTGTCATCTTGTGTGAGCACAGCACCAAAGTCGTAGATGGTTGTGATAGCATCGTCCCGGTTCTGAACTATCCCAATGTACTCGTTGCTGGCGTAAATGCAAAGAGTTATAAAGGGATATTTTTCCGCCAGTTTTTCAAAGATGTTATTACCCATAAATACGTTTTGAGGATCCTATGTATTCAACCACCATTTACTTAT